CCACCAACTTGTTTTTTATAAGACTTCATAGACTGTTCTATTATTTGCTTTGTATGCTCTTAAATACATTTTACGATTGTTACCTTTGTTGTATGAGATATGAACCCAACCAGAATTAGCTTCTTCTGGTTTCCAAAATTCTAAAATTACTTGGTCAAATTCTAAATGACTAACTACCCAGTCAGCAAGTTGTTTATTAGGAACTCCTAAAACTTCGCAATCAACTGCCATACCAAATGCGTGTTGTGATGTAGCAGAACTTCCTATGGCTTTGCATAATTCAGGAGAACGATAACCAGAAGTTATTTTGATGTCGCCAAATTGATTTATGATTGGAGTTATAACTTCGTAGATTAATGTTTGTAAGTTAATTAAAACTTGGTCAGTTGGTTCATTAGGAATACCAAGTCTTGTAGCAGTCTCACTAAAAAGCAGTTCCTTCAAACTTACTTCTCTCATATATAGATATTGTTATCCCAATCTCCGTTACGTTTCAAATACATTGGTGTTAAATGTGGCATACCATTTGTAATTAATCCACAAGATAGAATAGGTTTTTTTAAATTAAGTCTCATGTAATTCATAGCAAGTGCATCTTTGTTTATGAGACAGCCGACAGTCATGCCGAAGTTGAGGTGAAAATCGTTACCATGAAATCTTACTTCGCTAATTGTATGATAATGTCCCTGAACAACTGACAGTGCATATTGAGCAACAGCTTTAGAAACATCAGGAGAGAATTGATGTCCAAAAAGTATTCTGCCTTTACCTGTGTCTATAAAATGCTTTTCTTTCCATTCCCAACCTTTACCTACTTCTAATATTTGATTGTAAGACTTAATAAAAGATTTAGTCATTCCTTTTGCCATAGCACGTCTTAAAACCATAGAACCATGATTTGATTCTAGCAAAGTCATTTGTGGGAATAGTTTATGAAGTCTATGTATTTCTTTTTTACCAAGTTCTAATTCATCTTTAGGAGAAGGAAGATCAGGGTCTATTGTGTGGGACACATTGATACTATGAAAATCCATCTCATCACCAATATTTACTATTGTATCTGGTTTATATTTAGTTTTTAATTTAGTTAAGAATCCATGCCAGTCTTTATGAGCAAATGGAAAGTGTAAATCAGATATGACTAATATTCTTTTATTCATATACGCAACCAGTTAGTTGTATTCGTACTATTTAGCAAGAAATATTGTAATCAAAGCCAATGATAAAGCACCAAGTCCACAAAGTATAGACCAGAATAGAGTTTCTAGTTTCTTTTCTAGCTTATATACTGAGCAACCAAGTATTTTAAGTTCTCTCTTAATTCCTGTGATATGTCCCTTTAAAGATATTAGTTCTTCGTTCTGTGTTCTTGCCATTGTCTTTTAAGCATTTGCAAGACTTCAGCAAGACACACCCACCAATCCAAAGTTTGAAAATGCACTCCATTAAATTTTATGCACTAATATCAAACTATTATGTTTTAATAAAGTTATTTTTTATAGAATTTTTCTACTGTGTCTGCGTAGTTCTTCCAAAATGATTTTGCATCTTCAAAAGCATCTGCATAGAATTTAGACCAGTAGTTCTTAATGTCAGAATAGTTTAACATTGAGTTCTCCTTTGTGTAAAAGTTATTTTCTTCAGTCGTATATATCATGCAAGTTATATAGGTAGTCTTTGCAGAATTTCAATTACTTAATGTTTAAATGTTGTTTAATGGATTCAATTAGATTGTTAGCAATAGACCATTTCCATTCTACATACATTCCAAGCACTATTCCAATTATCAATAAAGTCATGCAATAGTTATGTCAAAGATTTGAAAAAAAGTCAAAACTCTTGTTCTTAAAGACAGATGGTGCTGGGAATTTGTCTTTCAGTAGTGATTTGCCCACGACTTCTTTTACTGGGGCAACTGTTGAAACAAGTATTGCAGACTCAGATTTGGTTTTAATTTATGATGATAGTGCCACAGCAGTAAGAAAAATGACTAAAGCTAATTTGGTTGCAGGAGTAGGTGGAAATAATACTCCAGCTTTTATGGCTTATTCAAGCACAACCCAATCTGTTTCAAATGGTGTTGAAACAGAATTAACAGTATATGGTACTGAAGTTTTTGATTCAAATAACAAATTTAATACTACAACAGGAAGATTTACTCCAACTGTTGCTGGAAAATATTTTGTTACAGCAAGTATATATATAGGTGCAACTATTACTGGTCAAAGTTATATTTTTATTTCTAAAAATAATGCCAATGCTAGTGGTAGTGATGCTGTTGCACAACTACATTACCAAGAAGAAGCTACATTTAGAGTAAATGGAATATTTGATTTAGATACAGATGATTATGTATCGGTTTATTTATATCAATCTTCTGGTGGGTCAAAGACTGTTGGCGAAAGTGGATTAAGAGCCGCTTCATTTTTTGGTGGGTATAAATTAATAGGAGCATAATGGCACAACTTTCAACTAAAATAAAATTATACGTAAATAAAGAAATAGATTTTCTTAAAGACGTAAAATTACAAGAAAATTCAGATGGCAAAGGAGTATTCATAGCTGAATGGAATCTTGATATTCCTAAACCTACAATAGCACAATTAGATGCCTTTGAAGCACAAGCTATCGCATACGAACAACTGCAAAACATATTAAACAATAGAAGAATGGCTTACCCTTCCATAGCTGACCAACTTGATATGCTATACTGGGATAAAGTTAATGGCACTGAGAATTGGCTTAATTCAATAGAATCTGTAAAGAATAAATTTCCTAAGTAGTTCCTTCAAACAAATGGAAGTGGGGTTTTAAGCTTTGCAGGTGTTTCGGCGAGTGCTGGACAAGTTATTCAAGTTATTACTGCAACAGATTCTACGTCAAGAACAACTACATCATCTTCATTTGTAACGGCTTCTAATACACTGTCTGTTACAATTACTCCTTCTTCTTCTGCAAATAAAATATTTATAATATCTAATTTTAATATTCACACAACAGCTAATGAAACTTATGCAGAAATGACAATATTTAGAGGTGCTACAAATCTTGGTAATGCAAATGGTGGAATGGGAAGAATTTGGAGTAGAGTTGATTCAAGACCAGTTTATCCAATGGCTATATCTTATTTAGATTCTCCAAACACTACATCAGCAACTACTTATCAAATTTATTTTAGAGCAGCAGCTACTGGAACTGTATATTTAGGTGGATTAGATAGTGGTGCAGTAGCATCAATAACTTGTTTTGAAATTAAAGGATAATTATGAAAATAGATATTTGCACAGCTATACTTAAAATTAAAAAAGATGCACAAGTTTCAGTATCAGGAGATGATATTAATACTATTGAATGGCATGACAACAATCCAACTAAAATAACTAATAAACAAATACTAGATAAACAAAAAGAACTACAAGCATTAGAAGATATTTACGATAATAGACGTAAAGAATATGGAACTGTTATAGACCAATTAGATGAAATATATCACGAAGGATTAGATTCGTGGAAAGCCAGAATCTCTAGTATTAAAGCCAAATATCCTAAAGAATAGACTTAACTTCTTCTTCAGTTAAACCAAGTGCTGATAATTTTGCTAATGCACTAGCTTTAGCATTTATTTTAGCTTCTTTTTCTATAAGGTATTCTTGTCTATTTTGCTCACTCAGAATAGCATCTTGTTCTCTTTGTGCTATTTCAGCAGGGGTTAAATCTACTTCTATTGTGCCTTCTGGTGTATTAATTATTTTTTTCATTTTATTTTATTCCATAAAGTTTAAATATTCCTGCTGTAAAATTACCAGAAGCAGGATATAATGTTATTCCTGACAACGCAGATGTACTATCTTCTAATCTTCCATATGCAAATTGTTGGTGCATTGTGGTTAAATCACTAATTCTATTATAAGTTATTCTTGATTGAATAGTTTTATATGTTGCTGTGTTTAATGGATTAAATAACATTATTTCTCCTTGTATTCTTGCTGATGTAGCTGAAGTAGTAGGATTATCTCCAGTAGTTAAAGCCATTCCACTTGCGTTCCAAGATGACCTTGCAGTATCAAAAAAATTAGAAGGAGTTAAGTCTGTATATCCTTTATTAAGCATAGTTTTGTAACTTGAAGCAGTAACATCTGCATTACTTCTTCTATATCTTAAATATAATTGAGCATCAGCAGAATGATAAACGTCATAAAATCTTATGATATAAGTATCATAAGTAGATGAAAAATATCCATCAAAACTTATTGTTGAAGAAGATGAAGCTGTTGTTGTTGCAAGTAAAACATAATCGCTGGAAACCGAACTGAACGACAAAACCCCACTTCCATTTGTTTGAAGCACTTGACCTGAAGTTCCGTCTGCACTTGGTAGAGTTAAAGTTAAATTTGATGCTAAATTATCAGGTGCTTTTATTGCAACATAGTTTGAACCATTGTCAGTATCTTCAGGCAATCTAATTTCAGAACCAGCAGTAGCATTTCCAATTACAGCTAAAGGTGTGGCGAAACTCAAAGAATCAAAACTCAAATTCCCAGCACCATCTGTCTTTAAGAACTGACCAGCAGTACCATCAGCAGAAGGAAGAACCCAAATTTTATCAGCACTCAAACTAGCAGGTGCTTTAAAGCCAACATAGTTAGTTCCGTTAGCAGTTGTTTCACTAAAACGAATTTCTTTTTGATTTTGTAAAATTAAATTAACAGAAGAAGTAAGAGAAGAATCTGAAAGTGTTAAAACAGTTCCAGTAGCAGTAGTGGTTAGTCCAGTTATTGAAACAGTTGAGTCTAACCAATTTACAGTATTAGCAGAATGGTCAAGTGTTGCTAAAGAGATGTCATCAGCACCATCATAATATTTTAAAGTTGGAGTTGTTGCTGATGTCGTATCAAGCCAAATTTGACCAGCAACAGCACCAGTTGGTCTTGATGTTCCTGAGTTACAAGTTTGTATAGCTGATAGTGCATTATTTAAATCACTTCTAAATGAAGGGAATGATTGATTTGCTATATTATAGTCGTGTTGTGCCATGTTCTATCTAATATCCTTTAGCTAAGTAGTCAAAAGTTTTACTAACTCCTGTACCACCACTGTTTTTAAATGCTACATTGAAACCATTAACAGTTTTACTTGAAATTGTAAAGTAATCTCCTGTGTTTAATCCTTGTGCTGTAATTCCTACTGCATAACTTGATGAATAAAAAGGCAGACTAAATACTACTGCATAAGTTCCTGTTCCTGAAACAATATCATTTCCACTAAATATTCTATCTGGCATATCAACAGAAACACTTAAAGATTTAATAACTGGTGTAGAAGCCAAATCATCAGAAGTTAATACAAGTTTAAATTTTAAATATCTTCCTGAGTAATCTCCGATAACAAAATTTCTAAATGCAGTATAAGTTACCCCATCAGTAGATGTAGCTATTTGTAAAAATGCAGTACAGTTAGCTGGTGTATCTCCATCAAAGTTAGATGGTGCATCATCAAACAATACTGTTTCACTATCAAACAAATTATCTATGTTGTCAGAACCTTGTGTAATATTTGCAGTAACTCTTGATGTATATGTTGCACCCAAATCTATTGGTGATGTAAATAAATAACTTCCAGTTGGATATAAGTCATAAGTTGTAACTCCTTCTTCAAAAAATGTTGCTGTTGCAGAATCAAATAATCCTATTGCTGAATCAAATAGTTCTGATGAATCTAATCTTAAATATCCATTCTCATCTACATATACATTAGTTTTAGTTCCTGAAAATGTAGGTGATTGTGTTGATGTTGCTATTGCATTATAATTTCCAACTGTTGTAACTGTAGTTGCTATAATAGATTCATTAACAGAATAGTTACCATTTTTATCTACTGCTTTAATTAAATATGAACCAACTCTAGCTGGAACTGTTACTGATGTTGCTGGTCTTGCAACCTTTTCAACCAAAGAAACTGAATTAGCCCATTCAGCACCAGTAGTTAATGTTGAATATCTAATTGTGTAATATGCTAAATCTAAATCTCCAATTTGTGTCCAAGATAAATGTGCGTCTCCACCAATTATATTACAAGCAAAGTTAGTAACATCTTCTGGTGGCAAAGTTCCACCAACAATAACTCTTGATGCAGAAGTGTATGTTGATGAAGCACCTAAAGTATTAAATGCTTTTACTCTAACATTATAAGTTTCTCCATCTATTACGTTTAATATTCTTTGAGTTAATCCTTTTCCTTGTCCAGCAATAATATAATCAGTATCTGTGCTTAATTTGTATTCAACTTGGTAGTAATCTACAAAGCTATCAGGAGAAGCACCAATAGTTACATCTAATGCAGTAATAACAACTCCATCTGAATACTGAATAAGCTGGTCATCTAAAGTAACTGAAGCTGGTGCAGATACTGAGAATGGATTTGGTAATACAGTATCAGCTATTGTTCCTACTTGTGATTTTGATTCCCAAGTATAAAAGTTATCTTGATGTTCTTCTAAGCCAAGATTAACTGTGCTGTCAGCATTAATAGATAATGACATAACTCTAAATGGTTTTTCACTAAAACCTGCTGTATCATAAGTTGCTGTTACTATGTCTCCAATAGCTAAGTTTAATCCTTCTGAAGTAATAGTTACTTCTGCCTTTAAACAATTTCTTGATCTCTTTAATATGTTCTCGCAAATTTCTTCAGCTTGATAAGGTGATGTAACGTGAATCATATCAAAACTTCTTTCAAGTAAAGTATCGTTATCAGCAGATAACATTGTTGCAAAACGATCTTCTACTGCTAATGCAGAATCATCATAAGGTGGATATGAAACTGTATCTGATTGATAATCTTTAGAAGGGTTTGTAAATGTTCCTACAACTCTATTATATTTCTCAGATTTGTTTTCTCCTTGTAATTTAACTTCGCTTACAACATTATCTTTAGTTAGTAATAACTGTGATGAACCAGTACCTTCAATAATAACTTTATATTTACCCTGAGTGTAATTAAAGATTGCTCTCATAGGTACAAGTAATTCTCTTACGTTATCAATTACTTTTTTCTCACTATCTAATACTGCGTGTGTTTCAAATAGATTAATTGAAGCACCACTTGTGTAAGGAGTTACTTGAGTTTCGCAGGTATTTGCAGAAGTTTTAAATGAATCGTAATTAGTTTCAAATGCTGAGTTTGGTAAACCTTTTCCATATCTAGCATTTCTTAAATAGTCTAAAAGAATTAAAGATGAGTTTTTAGAATAAGCCCAAGTAGAAGAAGTATCTTCTCTTTGTGAACCTGAACCACCTTTTGTAGAATCTGCTCTTGGGTCGTAAATCTTTTTGCCTTTTAATGTAACTCTAATTTCAGGTATTCCACTAAAAGCATCTTGATTCCATTTTAAACGTATAGCTAAATAAGCAAGACCAGATAATTTATGATTAGAAGTCCAATTAGCTTGTTCTTGTAATAATGAAGATGCAGATTGATTATCTAAACCATAGAATCCTTGAACAGATATTAAGCTTGTTCCATCTTTATAAAAGTTAGCATCTGAACTATTTACTGTTCTTAATGTTCCATCAGTTAATGCACCACTCCAAGTTACTAGTTTGTCATCAACATAAATCTCATCTATGCTTTCAATTCCTGCACCACCACCTTCGCAAAGAACTCCAGCGATATAAAGATATTGATTATCAACACCAGAACTTTCAACATAAACTCTAGTTAGTCCAACTTGTCTTTGACCATAGACAACAGGTATTGGATTATTGTTTGCGTCTTTGTTTACTAAGATACCTTTAACTTCATCATTAGATGATTGTCTTGGTGATTTAGGTTTTGGTGCAATTAAATAACTTATTGCTGTTGTTATTATGGTTGTTATAATCGCTGTTACTACTGCTTCTGGCATTAGATATGAAATCCTCTTTTGTATTTTTCTGATGCTCTATAAATATGATTATCTTCTGACATTCTAATCCATTTAACACATTCATCAACTTCAAGTTTTGGTTTGAAGTATTCTTTTACCCAACTCATTATTTCTTTAGCATGACTCTTTGCAACAAAAGACATAACCCAAATATTCTTTCCACAATTCCATTCATTATCTTTTAATCTTCCACTTACTTTGTATCTTTGTTGAACTATATCATTCATGTAAGCCCAGCTTGTAAATCCAACATCATCATTGCCAACTCTATGAATTTGGTATTGATCTAAATTAAGTGGTGGTAAAATCATTCCTGCTACTTGTGCATAAGTGTATTTATCGTATCTTGGCATTTGTCTAAATATATGAACTGCTCTATATAAGTCGTTCATTAAGCAACTCCCCATTTAATCTTCTGTGATGTTTGACTTGCAAATTCCATTCCTTTATCTGTTGGAAATAATAATTTTTGAGAGTTTTCAGAAGTTCTTCTTCCTTGTACTTTTTCAAAATCTGCCCAATGTGAAGCTATAATAACATTGATTGATGATGTAGTTGCGTTTTCTTCAAGTGAGAAGTTAGCTATTCTACCTTCAAATAATAAAAATGGGTCAGCTATTAAAGTTCCACTATCATCTAAGAAACCTCTATAAAGATTTGCAGGTTTATTCATGTAATCATTGTTTAATAAAAGACTTATGATTGTTGTATCTGCACCTGAAAATTTTAATGTAAGATTGTTTACAGATACGTCAGCAGTCTCTTGAACTTCAGAACTTCCTAAGAATAATGATGAAGATATATATGTATTTCCATTGAAGGTTAAATTAGCAAAATGATCTGTGTAATATGTTCCTGAACCTATACCTAAATAAATAAGTTCAACTGGATTTAATTTGTTTGTAGCTAATTCTGCTATGACACCAGCAGTTAATGATCTAGTCATTATAATACCTCTATAAGATCAACTTCGTATTGGAAATAGTTTTCTGTGCTAATATTAAACTCTTGAATATCTCCAGTTAATCCAACTGTAAAATCTACGTTAGAATAAATAAGTATTGCATTGTCAGCAACAGCAGTTCTTAATGGTGGTTCAAATGTTAATGTTCCTTGACCAGAACCATTAGAACTTACATCTGCAACGCACATATAAACTTTGTTTTGACCAGTAAATCTAAAATAATCACCAGCTTTAAATATACCTGATGTGCTATTTGCCATACCATCTATTGCAACTGAAGTAACTCCTGCACTAATAGCACCATTAACTCTAATAACTCCTGAAGCAACTCCTAATGATGTAGATATAGTTGGTGGAGAATATTGGAATGATTCCATTTGTGATCTTTGTTTTAATATAAAAGCATTAATGGGTGCAAACTCAGTTCTTGTCATAACAGGGAATCTAAGTCTTAATTTAAATTTCTGTGCATCTATTTGTCTTGCTTGTCGTCTGCCAGATGCAGTAGTTGTAACAATAGTATTTTGATTAGATGAAATAGCTACTGAACTTGGTGCTGGACTTGATGGGAATGTGCCACTCATACTATATTAGATTTTCCTTTCGCATTAGCACCTTGATTAACTAAGTTAATTATAGTTGCTCTATTATCAATTAATAATTCTCTAATACCTCTAACATCATTTGCTTGAATATTAAATGTTATATTAGTTCCTAAATTTGCCATATCATGATTTGGAACAATAGTTCCGCTAGAAGAAGGTACAAATAATTCTCTACCACGTTCTCCTACAGTTATTGGCATACCACCTCTAACAGCACCACCCTCTGCTTCCATAACTGGATTATAAAGATTTGGTGCGTCTAAAGGAACACTTCCACCACCAGCAAAAGCATTAAAACCAATTCTTGCTAAAGTACCTAAAAATCCACCACCACCAGAAGAAGCTGATATTGATGCTTGTTTAATTAATTCAGAAGTTTTAATTTTTTGATATGCAATATCTAAAAGTAAAGTTGCTAAATATTCAATTTGTTTAGATAAAATTTTAACTAAAGCATCTTGTGCAATCTTTCTAAATGTTGTGTTTAAACTTTCTCCTAATACGATTGATCTTGCTATTCCTTCTGAAAAAGATTTAATACCAGCATTAAGTCCATCAGTAATAGTTTTTGTTATACCACCAGTAGTAAATAGTTCTTCTCTTAGTGTTGCTAAATTGTTTTTATTAGAATTATATACACCATCAAATACTTTACCAAGATCTATAACAGATTTTTTAACATTTTCGGCTGTCGTTTCTAACCCATCCATGAAATCTAAAGGATTTTCGTTTAATTTTATTACTGAATCTTTTGTTTCATCAAATGCACCTTTAACAGCATATATTCCACCAGCTAAAGCACCAATTGCTACAAGTAATTTTAAAAACTTACTTTTTCCAACTATTGTATCTAAAGCTGATAATGCAACTCCCAATGCTTGAAATGCAGTTATAACTTCTGTTATAAATATTACTATTTTTAATGCTAGAAATGCTAAGAATAAATTTAATACTAATTGAAAATTATCTTTAACAAAGACTAATGCACTACTTAATTTGAGTATTGCTACTGCTAAAAACTCACCTATTTCTTTACCAAAATCATTAATGGCTTTTCTATTGTTTAAAAAGAATTTTTCTAATTCACCAAGTTCTCTAGTTAAGGTATCAAAAAAACCTTTTGCAATAGTTATTTGTAATTCTTTAAATATATTATCTAAAGATATTAATGTTCCGTTTAAACCTTTTTTAAGATTTTCGTTTGCTTTTCCAAATGTTCCATTAGCACCAAAAACTTTTTCAAACAAAGTTGGTAAATTACCAATAGAAACATCTGCAAATTTTCCAAACTCATCAATACTTCTAATTCCTTTATCTGAAAATAATCTTGCAGAATCTATACCTTTTAAAAGTGATTTTGCTAATTGATCTGAAGCATCAACAAAAGATAAACCAAATCTTGCTGAAGCATTACTAGCTATTTCTAAATTTCTAGCAAGTTCTTGTGGTGATTTAGATATTGATAATAAATCGTTAGATGCTTGTAATACATCTAATAATGGAATTTTTGATTGTATTGCAAATTTTGTAAGTTGGTCAAATGCTTGGCTTCCACCATAACCTGACTTTGCCAATTCATCTAATCTAGTTCTAACTGTGTCTGTTTGTTTACCTATATCTACTAATGACTTAACTGCAATTCCTGCACCGATACCTAATAAAGCATTTCTAACATTAAATATTGAATTCTTAACATCATTAAAAGCTTTTGAAGCATTGTCTATGACATTAAGTTTTATATTTAGTTGCTGATCTGCCATGTAGTTTCTCTTTATCTGCCTTCACTTTAAAGTAAGCT